GAGGTGGTAATATGAAACGACCAAACAGATACCCGTACACTAAAAATCAATGGGTTGAAGAAACCGTTGATCACTATACGTATAAAAACGATATTTGCTATACAAGTCATATTTTAGAAAATAGACTTACTGGAGAAATTAAGGACAAGGAGGTTGAGTGATGAATAAGCGTCAACGTAAAAAGAAAATTTTTAACGGTCTGGACAAAGAAGAAAGATATCGCAGGACGCATTGTCCTATTTGCGATAGCAAAATTGGAGTATTTGATGAATACTTTAATAGTTATGGATTTTGCTGTGTGCCATGCGGTTATGAATACTATGGAATCGAGAGGTGACTAACATGAAACGATTCATAGCTATCTGGATTCTACTATCTGCTGGATTAAACATCTGGCAGATGGACAGGATTCGAGATTTGGAAGAAAAGAAGCCGATGGTTATCTACAAGGCAGATAACGCAGGCGCAGAGATATTCGGTAAGGTCGTTGAGAAAGGACGGCATGGCAAGCTATACACGCTTACGATTCGTGACTACGGTGTGTTTGTGGTTACGAAGGACGTGTATGAGAAAGTGAAAGTTGGGGATGAGGTGATGTTGTGAAATTATTTCTTCACGAAGATTGTATGGACGTCATAAAAAGATATCCTGACAACTATTTTGATTTAGCTATTGTCGATCCGCCATATTTTTCTGGTCCAGAAAAAAGAGAATACTATGGTCGAAAAGTCAGTCCGATTGGTGTCAATAGACTGTATGGCAAAACCTCGGAGTGGAAAATTCCAAATAGAGATTATTTTGATGAGTTATTTAGAGTTTCAAAAAATCAAATCATTTGGGGTGTGAACTACTTCGACTACTCTTTCGGGCCTGGCCGTATCGTGTGGGACAAAGTTAATGGCAAGTCAAGTTTCTCAGATTGTGAGATAGCGTACTGCAGCTTACATGATAGTATACGGCTGTTTCGCTATATGTGGAATGGTATGATGCAAGGAAAGTCGATATCTGAAGGTCATATACAACAAGGAAATAAGGCCTTAAATGAGGTTAGAATCCATCCGACACAAAAACCGATAAATCTTTATCTTTGGTTACTTCAAACTTACGCAAAAGACGGAGACAAGATTCTTGATACTCATGTTGGTTCAGCAAGTAGTTTAATCGCTTGTCAAGAATTAGGTTTTGAGTATGTAGGTTGCGAGTTAGATAGAGACATCTTCAATATTGCTAAACAGAGACTTGATGTTTACGAGAAGAAAATAAAATTATTTTAGGAGTTATCATGAACACAATAGACAAAGTCAAACAATGGTTTATAGACCGTGATTTAGAGAACGGTGGACGGTTAGACAAGCAGTCTTTGAAATTAAGCGAGGAGTTCGGTGAGTTATGCGCAGGCTATCTCAAGAAGAATGAGAAACTGACAAAGGATAGTATCGGAGATTGCGCAGTTGTGATTGTCGGGCTTGCGTTGCTGATAAAAGAGGATGTGCAGGAGATTTTTGAGGAAGTAAGTTTCATCGAAAATAAAGATGTGATGCTTCCCTTTAAATGGTTGAGTGCTAACATTAGTAATTTTCAATTGAATAAGGATTTAACCAGCAAGAAAATGTGTCGATATAATTTAACGCATTCAATCGGCTATCTAAAATCAATCAGCAAAGCACTTGGTTATAGCTTCGAAGAATGTTTTGAACTGGCTTACCAAGAAATCAAATACCGCAAGGGTCGTTGGATTGATGGCTCATTTGTCAAAGAGGAGGATTTGGGATGATACCGAAATATAGAGCGTGGATGAAGTCGTTAAAATGGATGTGTGACGTTACTAATATTTCGTTCGATAGCAAGTTCGTGGATATCTGTCAGCAGGGAGATACTGAAAGATATACAGAAATGTCAGTAGAGTTTGATGAAATCACACTTATGCAATCAACAGGACTCAAGGATAAGAACGGCAAGGAAGTATTTGTCGGAGATATTATAAAATGTACAAGAGGATGTCCACATGAAGTGTATTTAGAAAAAGAATACGGTGGCACATACATAGGCGGAATGCCTGCTATATATCTAAAGGGATTGCTAAGTGGGTATGCGTGGACTGAGCATGAAGAAATCATCGGTAACATCTACGAAAATCCAGAGCTTTTGGAGGTTATCTAATGTACCCAGAAATAATTGATAACATAAATAAACCAAGCCACTACCAAGGCAGATTTGGCATGGAATCTATCAATGTTTTGAGGAACTTCATGACACCAGAACAGCTGAAAGGCTTTTATCTTGGAAATGCCTTGAAGTATCAACTGCGATTCCAGAAGAAAAACGGTCTTGAAGACCTGAAGAAAGCCAGAAAGAATCTTGACTGGCTTATCGAGGAGATGGAACATGAGAATTAAAACATTAATGGGAACAATTATCAATGTTGACAGGATAAAGCGCAGTATCACAATTGAGGGTATTGAATTAGGCTCAGATTGTCGTACTTTAGTATCTAAACACAAAGATGGTACAGGTACAATAACACTAGTTTTTGATGGGAAAATAATTTAAAAAAGGAGTAAAAACAATGTTTACACAATACAATAACGAAACAGGAAAAACGACACTTACAAAACTTGCCAAGGGCGGTATCATTACAGTTGCAGCGGTTGCTTCACTTGGGATTTTTCGTCTCACGGCTGTGAAACGAATCCCAGCTAATACGGTTGGGGTTAAGGTTAGCGCGATTGGAGGTGTTCAAGAAAATACCCTGCAAACAGGATATCATCTAAAAATGCCATTTATCGACAAGGTTTACACTCTCTCCACTTCTGTTCAAACTAAGACGATGGAAAAAATCACTACTCAAACTAAAGATGGTCAGTGGCTCAATACCAATATTGATGTGAAATATCGAGTCAATAAAGAAAAGGCTATGACGGTCTTCTCTAATTACACAGACTTAGAAAACGTGAATAATAGTGTAGTATCTCCTGCTGTTCAGCGTGCTATTGAATCTGTAACTGGAAATTACGATATTTATGATATTCTCGGTGACAAGCGTACTGAAGTTTATGAAATGATTGATAAAGCTCTCAAAGAAAAATTTGAGTCTTACGATTTGGAGTTTGTATCCTTTACAATCACTGACCAAGACGCAGGCGATGAGATTGAAGCAGCAATCAAAAATGAATCGGTCAAACAAAAGGAAATAGATACAGCTAAACAGGAGCAGGAAAAAGCTAAAGTTGAAGCCGATACCAAGAAAGTTCAAGCTCAAGCAGAAGCAGATGCAGGTATCATCAAAGCAGAAGGTGAAGCCAAGGCCAACAAAGCTAAGTCAGACTCAATCACAGATAATCTTATCCGGATGAAAGAAGCAGAAGCCAGAGAGAAGCATGGCTGGGTCACTGTCAACGGTGCAGGTAGTGTGATCACGAATAAAGAATAAAATAAAAAAGCCAAGGCACTCTCTGCCTCAGCTATAATCTCAATAATATTATTATATCACAAAGGAGATAGAGAGTGAACAAGGCTAAAGAGCTATTGAAAGAATTACAAGACCTTGACATGGACATCCAAAGCCGTATAGATGAAATCAATGAGCTTGAGGCAGGTTTGCTCTCAAGTCCTAAGTGGTCAGGTGTCAAAGTCCAAGGTGGACAGACTAGAAAAGTTGATGATATCTATACTCAGTTGGTAGTGATGAAAGAGGCTATAGAGCAGGATACTAAAGAGGTTATTAACAGAAAACTTGAATTAGGTAGAATGATCAACAGGCTTAAAAATCCCAAGCACAGGGCGGTATTAAGAATGACTTACATCAACAAAGGCACCGCTGATAGCGTTTGTTATGATTTGAAGATGAGTCGTACAACCTATTACAGGTTAAAAAATGAGGCGGTCTTAGCTTTGGAAGAAGTCATCTAACCTCATAGTGATCGTATGGGACTTTTTGGAACAGCACGGTTCTAAAAATCTGTTAGAATGGTAGTGTCAAGAATTGAAAAGAGAGGTCTCAGAATTTGGTAGATGGTTACCTGAAATCAGGGTGTCGTAAAG